ATATTATTTGTTAACGCTTTTGCTAATGTTTTATCGCTCATTTTTAGTTCTCTAATACAATCGTATTTACACGAAAACTCTTTTACCAAATTATTATTAACATCGTATTGACCGATGCCATTTTTGTATAATAATGGTGATCCATTTATTTCTTCAAATTCTTCAATTAAATTTTCATCACAAGTATCATATAGAGTATAATAATGACCATTTGATAAAGTATTATTTTTAACTGGATTATCTAAACCAGACGAACTTTGATATCCATTTAGTTGTGCTGCAGTTTTTCTGTCAAGATATACATTTAATATTTCTGTTTTGTTTTGATTTAATTTTGCAACATATCCTAAATTTTGAACTTTAGTTTGTTTTGTTGGTTGAATTATGTGAATTATATTTGGGTCCAAATTTCTTTCAACTAACAACCATCTAAATCCACAATAAATTGTGTTTTCTTCTACTGCCTTTGAAATACTTGGTCTTTTAATATTTTTATATTCGTTCATTGCTTCTGTAACAGATTCATATACTTTTACAAGTTGAAGTGTTTCTGGATTAATTTGTTGAAGACGTGGTCCTAGATGCGGCATTTGCTGATTAAATCCTGTTACAACCTTAGTTTCTTTTTCATTAAGCTTACTTAGAATTTTTTCTATTGAGCTTTCTAGAGAACTCACTTTATTTGTTAATAGTTTATTGGTTTGAATTAGTTCTTTTAACATTTCATTATCATTATTAATAGACTGACCATTATTTTTTAATTTTAAAGTTTCAATTTCTAGTAATAATTCTCTTACCTTATAATTATAATTATTAATATTGTCGTTAATGATTTTTACTAAGATTTGTTGTGTTAGTGTAGTTCCAATTAAAAATAATTCGGTTTCTGTTTCGTGACCTAATAAATTTTTAACATTAGTTGATTGAATAGTTTGATATGAATGTAAAAATTGTTCAAAATCGTGAGATTTATCAACTTGAAAACAATTTAATAATAAAATATTATTATGTTTTGCTTTACATTCTTGATATCGGTCTTTTATACCCTTAGTGCTATGTCCTAATTTAATAATATATGTTCCATTATCATTTGATTTAACCTTAATAATATATATTATAGAACCTATGTTAGCATATTGTGTTAATAATAATCTCTCTCTTTCAAACTCTTTTTCTTTTATAATTTCTTTATTTTTAATATTTTCAATTTGTTGTAATTGATTTTTTAATTCATCGCATTCTTCTTTTGTAATTTCAAACATAATATTTTCTAATTTAATAAAATAATCATGAACCTCATCTGCCTTTTTAGTACACGCCTTTAAACAAAATTTTTTAAATGTATCAATGTTTAACATAATAATTTCTTTATTATGACCTCCTCTATTATCTTTTTTTTGCTCACCCATCTTAGTGAGCAAAACTTTATAATCTTTATCAATCACAAAATTTTTTGTTAAAACAGTTTTTGCGTGAGCTTTATTAGAAAACTCAATCCATTTCCATACATTATCTAAATCAATCACAAAATCATTCTTAGGATCATATTTTAAATAGCAGTAAAAACTAGATAAAAATAGTTGCTGTTCATAATCGGTGAAATGATGTTTTACTTTTTCAACTAATTTGCTCTGATAATCACCCGAAAATTTAGTGATTGGATTGCTTTCAATAAGATTTACAATGTCTATGCTCATAGTATACAATATATTAACAAATTGTCTTTAAGTTGTTTTTTGCTTTTAATATTAAAATACAAAATAAGTATTTAATTTTAATATTAGAATAAATAAATAAAATCCGCACCATATATGGTCTTTAGTTGGAATACGCAAGCCCTCCCATACCACTCATAATTCTCAGCACATTATAATTGGTCGCATACACGCGCACTTTAGCAGTCTTGGTACCTTCAACGGTAGCATTAGACAAGACCAATTGAAGTGTGGCATTATCAATTCTGGAAAAATTACACGTGCCTGAGGGCTGATGTTCCTCTGGTCGCAGGGCAAACGAGTAAACATTAATACCTTCATCAGGGTTTCTGGTATGAGATTGGTAAGGTTGGACCCAAGAGAAGTAAGACCCTTCACGCTCAGAGAAGCGATCTTGGCCGTTCAATTGGAGTTTAGCAGTGACAACTGGATTTTGTCCCCAACAATGCATATCGATAGAGGTCTCGCACAAAACAAAGGTTCCAGCATCAGAAACACTGGAGTTCTCGTTATGACTGCGTTGAAGACCTGCGATAGCAGCAACAAGGGTAGGGTCAATACCAACCGCATTTTCGCCTCCCATATTGGGTTGATTGTAAGGATTGTTGGGTCCGTGCCAGTATCCAGTGAATCCAGCAGGAATATCATAATCTAAAGCTCCAGCATCATCAAAGAGACCTTGGGCATCAATGTATGAACGAGAGTCTTCGGCAATGGAAGCAGGGCCTCCGAAAGCGTGGATAGCATTTGGAAGAGCATCAATTGCGTCGGTGTAATTGAAAGGTTGAGCACCGAGGACCTTGAATAAAAGAGCATCACATACAAGAGATGAACAATAATCCACGTTTTGATCAGGTTGAACAACCCAGATCAATTCCTTAACAGGATGGTTGAAGTTAAGTTTAATCTTGTTTGAAGACGAACCAACCGACTCATCACCAGTGAATTGGAGTTGAGTGATCAAATATTCGTGAGGATTTTGGGCAAATCTACGACGCTCATCAGTATCCAAAAACACATAATCAACGTATAAAGATGCGGCAACCAAAGATTGATTGTAGGCAATTGCGGCAGGAACTGGACGACCTGGAGTATATTGTTGCTCCACATATTGTGAAGCTTGAGTATTTAATTTGTAGTCACCTTTGTTGCAACTTAAAGTTGTAACCGCCCACAAACACTCATCAATTGGTCGGATATCAAGATTAATCTTGACTTCATGGTATTGAAGAGCAATCAAAGGAAGAGCTAACCCAGGATTGGTACAAAACCAAAATTGAAGAGGAACATAAAGAGTTGTCTCAGGAAGAGCATTACGAGGAGCACAAACTTGACGAGGAGCTAATGAGTCACAAGGACCATCAACTTCCGAAAAGGAAGGATCAGTAATAAAAGTGAGTTGAGTTGTGTTACCAATCATCTTAAAGTAACCACGAGTTTGCTCAGATGTCATAGTCAATTGGTTCCAGATATGCATCCAGTCACCATATTGACGATCGATTCTTTGACCACCAATTTCAACCTCCACTTGAGCAATCAGTTGCTCACCGGGGAAATCTAACCAACGAGCATAAACACCACTTCCAACGCCGGCAGCGAAGGATGCGATACCCATAAGTTGATTAATTTCGGGTAAAGTGACTTGTAAGTATGTTCTGTAAGCAAGATCACCGTTTCGGCTGATAGTGCATTGAACACGACGTCCAAAATCAGCCTGGCCATTGAATGTTTGTTCAATAGATTCAATAGCAAAGTTAGTATATCTACGATATGTTACTTTCCAAAAAGTTATTTGAGGATTACCTGTACATTTCCTCTACCTTATCTTTCGACAAGGATTAGACTATATCTTAAAACAAAATTATATTTTCTTTTATTTCACTTATATATTCAGTTTCATTTAATATAAAATTGCTCGAAAACCATTTAGTCGTTGAACCTTCTTCTTTAAATTTTTTTAATTGTTCCACAATATATTTTACTTGATTTATGTCTATTTTTTTTTTAGATGAATTATATTTTATTGTAACTGGCATTAAATTTGACCAATTCCAACATTTTAATTTTTCATCTTCTAAAGTTAAATCGAAATTACACACAGGTATAATATGATCGATTGACCAAAATGAAGCGTAATTATCCCAATTCATTTCGGCTGTAAAATTATATTCAAACCATTCTCTTAAATATTGAATATTACATCCAATATAATTCATAGTTGAGTTATTTTTATTAAGAACTGTTCGTAATCGTGCTGCTAATGATTTTTTAATTCTATAATTCATATTTGTATTATGCTCATTTTTACACCACCCCGTTTTTTGTTCTCTTAAAAATAATGGATAACAAGATAAGCAAATCTTTTTTTTATAATATTTCTTAAGTTTTGTAAAGTTTTTTAATGATTTTTCTTCATTACATTTTTCACATTTTACTAAAGTATTATTTGCTCTATTTTCTCTTGCTATTTTTTTTCTTGATTTATCCATTTCATTTAAACAACCTTTACAAGTATTACTAAATTTATTTTCATCGTATCGTCGGTATTTGTTTAATGAATAACTAATTTCACATTTATCACATATTTTTGATGTGTCAGACATTTATCTGTATATTATATATTGTATATTGTTTTTATATTGTTTTAATCTTTAAAGAAGCTTGGATGCTCATTGCCCATTTCTTCGAACTGGTTTGTTCAAATCATTTTATTCATTTTTACTATACCCAAGGTCTTTGTCTTGGCCACAATTTTCTCACAAAAATTGCTTAGTAGAATAAATTTTAGGGGTTTCAAGCAGTTTGATTTTCTCACCAGGGCTTTTCATTTAAATCAATTATGATTTTAAATCCCTGATTAACAACAGTGGTATTCTAATGAATTTCCACAAAAGGCTTTATGAATATCTTATTTTTTCGATATTCCCTGTTGTTTTTCTACCCTACAGGTTTTTAAGGTAAACATCCTGCGATGATCCCTATTATTTCTAATAGGGCCAGAGTACACCTTAAGAGATTTCAAGTCCGAATGACTATCATTAATCTCCGATTGCCGTCTACTCGTTGAACCTTTATCTTATATCAATTCGGTTTGTTGATTTAAATATTTTAATGCTAATTCTAATTTTATTTCTAATGGTAGTTTTTTGGAAAAGAAAGATTTTTCTTTTAATAAAGGATGATTTGAAACTCTATATCCTTCTTTTCCTGAATGGTCTCTATAATATCTTACATATTTTGGAAGTGCGTTATCTTCTTCTCTAAGTCGTGGTCGTTTTGGAAATATTTTACCAACATTTTTACCTATCATACTTTTTCGCTTTAAAATTTGCGTTTCTTCTGATTGACGACACACACTTCCTCCACTTGTAAGATTATATCCATTCGGAGATAATGTATTATATAATTTTATGTAATATTCTTCATAATAATTTAATTCATAAATATTACATTCTTTTATAACTTCAATAGTGAAATTTTCAGATCCATATTTATTTATTGCGTTGTTTAGTTGTCTACAATAATTTTTACTATTTGCGTCTCTAATATGATCTTTCCACCGTTGAATATATCCCCATTTTTTACCACTTGATAATTGTTTTACACATTGTCCTACATATTTTTTTCCAGAAGGACTTGTTAAACAATATATTTCACCATTATTTTCCATTAATTATTATTAGTAGTTATGTTTAAATCGTTTTAATATAAGATACTTGGCTGCGGATTGTCCAATCCTTCACATTTTTACCATACCCAAGTTCCAATCTTGGCCATCTATATATCACTATATAAATTTGGTAGTGAAGGCTCTAAGGAGTTCCCCGACAATTTGACAATCTTGCAAATCAAATTATATTGTTTCATATATTTGTTACATTTGATTTACTAGCAAGTTATATAATTGAAATATTGAAATTTCAATTCACATATTTACACTGTTTTCCTACTATGGTAATATGTGATCCATAGTAGCAGCTCACTGTTGATGCCCAGTATGTTAAGCACCATAAGCCACGAGTTGCATAAGTCCGCCTCCCATTTTATACATTCCTAAAAGAAAAAAAATTTTTGAAAAAATAATTAATTAAAAATTTTATTAAATGTTTTTAAACCTACATAATTACGTAAGTAATTTATTT